TCGCTACCGCTTCTATCCCTAGTCCTGTTAATCTTACTTTGTATTTTTTCATCTTCTTCCCCCTTATCAGAAAAGTTTTGTTTTGTCAAATTATTTCTTCTTAATTCTTTGTAATACTTTGGGTGCTTCCACTCGAACATCTTTCTTACCCTCCTTGTATTTTTTATACCATGATGTATCTCTACCTTCTTTCCTACACCACTCGTAATGATTCTCTAGTATAGATCTTATATCATCTCCGTAACTCATGCACCTACCTCTTCTCTTATCTTCAACGTAAATGGTTCAACATTTTCAAAATTATCAAAGTCGTTTATAAATTTTTTTACAAATGCACATTGATCTATATTAATCTCTAGTTGTTTATGTTCAACCCACAATTTAGGCTCTCCATATTCTAATTCTACTTCGATATCTAATTGGTTATCCTCACTCCATGTAGGATCGTACTCACGTCTTAATGCTC